TGGGTCCATCAAGAGGCGCACTTGGGGGTAATCAACCACCTGCTGGCGCTAATTTGATGCAGAAGTATAACGGTCCAACTCAAGGACTTGGTAGTATTGCGCAAAGTCCTTTAGCCGCTTTGGCTAATAAGGAAGCAAGCCGTACTGGCACTGCTGCTGCTGGCTCTCCTGCTGGAGGTGTTCCAGATTATGCTAAACCTTATATGGCTCAAGGCAGTCAACTCCCAAACTATGCTAAACCTTATATGGCGCAAGCTGGTCAACCTTCTAATGTGCCAGACTACGCTAAAGCCTTTATGCCTAAAACTGGTCAACCTACTGGCCTTCCTTCCGCTTCTGCTCCAGCTTTACAAGGTCTTGGCGGTTTAGGCGCTGGTATGAAAAAAGGTGGCAAAGTTAAAGCTAAAGCATATGCTAAAGGTGGTACAGTTTCTTCAGCTTCTAAGCGTGGCGATGGTATTGCTCAACGTGGCAAAACTAAAGGCAGGATGGTGTAATGCCTAGCGTATCTAAAAAGCAGCATAACTTAATGGCTGCTGTAGCAAACAACCCAGCCTTTGCTAAAAAGGTTGGGATTAAGCAATCTGTTGGTAAGGAATTTACTGCCGCAGACAAAGGTAAAACTTTTAAAAGGAGCGGCGGTATGGCTAATACATCACGTATGAATCGACTTGAAGAACTAGGTCGTGTAGATTCAGAAAAGGCAAAGACTGCTAAAGGCAAATCAAATCTTGCTGCTGAAAAGAAACGCATCGTTGGTGAGATGAAGTACGCTAAAGGCGGTATGACTGAGTCTAAGGGAATGGTAAAGAAAGAAGTGTCTTTTATGAAAGCTAAAGGCGCTCCTAAATCTATGATCAAACATGAAGAGGGCGAAATGAAAGCCATGAAAAAAGGTGGCATGACCGCTTCTAAGATGGGCGCAGTACGTACCGCAGCCCCTAGCCGTGACGGTGTTGCTGTTAAAGGCAAGACTAAAGGTCGTAACCTAGGCAATTCAGGTAAGAATCTTGGTATTCAAAGAGGCGCAAGCCGAGGCAGATAATTATGATGCCATGTCGTGGTATGGGTGCTGTTCGTTCTTCTAAAATGCCCGGCGGGACAAAAAAGCCTCGTCGGGATAACACCGATTTTACTCAGTATAAAAACGGTGGCGAAGTGTGGGACAAAGCAAACCCAGCAAAGAAGCACAAGAAACTAAGCCCAGCAAAGAAAGCTGCTGCTAAGGCAGCGGCTAAAGCTGCTGGTAGACCATACCCTAACCTCATTGATAACATGAGAATGGCGAGGAAGTAATGACTACTTCAGGCACAGCCAGTTTTAACCTTGACCTTAACAATATAATTGAAGAGGCGTTTGAGCGTTGCGGTAAAGAGCTGCGCACTGGCTATGACTTGCGTACAGCAACTCGCAGTTTAAACATCCTGACGGTTGAATGGTCAAATCGTGGTGTTAACCTTTGGACTATTGAGCAAGGCTCTATTCCGATGGTAGCCAATCAATATGTATATGACTTGCCTGTAGATACAATTGATCTACTAGAGCATGTCACACGAACTGGGACGGGTCAGAACCAACAAGACCTGACGATTACTAGAATCAGTGTATCGACCTATGCGACTATTCCGAACAAGAATGCGACAGGCCGCCCCATACAAGTTTGGGTTGATAGGCAGTCTGGTGCGACTTATCCTATTGGCGGTCAACCGCAAGGCACAGACCCAACAACCGGCATTGACAACCCTAAGATTTATGTTTGGCCTGCGCCGGATCAAGGAACAGAGCAAGACCCATTTTATACATTCGTCTACTGGCGCATGCGACGCATTCAAGACGCAGGCACATCAGGCGAAAAGACAATGGACATACCATTTAGATTCTTAAACTGCATGATTGCAGGATTAGCTTATTACTTATCTTTAAAAATAGCTCCAGACAGAGTACCATTGCTAAAGGAACAATATGAAGAGCAATGGAAGTACGCATCTGAAGAAGACAGGGATAAAGCGGCTGTTCGTTTTGTTCCACGTAGATACTTTATAGACTAATGGGAAACAAGTTTGCATCAGGCAAAAATTCAATTGCAGAGTGCGATCGATGTGGATTTCGATTTAAACTCAAGCAACTGAAAGCCCTAATAATCAAGACAAAAAGGGTAAATATCCTTGTTTGTCCTGAGTGTTGGGAACCTGATCAACCTCAATTGCAATTAGGTATGTATCCTGTGGATGATCCGCAGGCGATTAGAAATCCTAGACCAGATAAAAGTTACTACCAATCTGGTATGTCTGGGCTTCAACTGGTTAACCAAACTGGTCCATTATTAGATGAGGACGGTTATCCTGGCGAAGGTAGCAGGATATTTCAGTGGGGCTGGTGGCCTATTGGTGGCGCAAGTGCAAATGATGTAGGTTTAACCCCTAATGCATTAGCCGTAGCATGCGTAGTAGGGACAGTAACAATTACTTAGGAGTAAAAAATGGACGCAAAACAAGTAAAGAAAATCGCAGATCGTGAGGTTAAGGCTCATGAAAAGCGTATGCATGGCGCTAAAAAGATGGCTAAGGGCGGTGTTACTTCTGAAGCTATGATGAAAGTGGGTCGCAATATGGCTCGTGCTAACAACCAAAAAACAGGTTAAGGAGCAAACATGGCTAAAAACAATCTACCCGCAGAGAAGTACGCCAAGCCTCATACCATGAGCGGCAAGAAAGTTGGCTCTGATATTGATTACAAAACAGACCCAAATACTATGAATGCTTTGGAATCCACTCCAGGTGGCATGCCTGCTCGTCGTGTAAGCGGTGGCAATCCTGCTCGTCAAGACGTTAAGACTTCTGGCATTAAGATTCGTGGTACAGGCGCAGCAACCAAAGGTGTAATGGCACGAGGCCCAATGGGCTAAGGAGTAATTTGTGAATTACGCACAACTATATGTTGCGTTACAAAGTTACACTCAGAACTATGAGTCTAGCTTTATATCGAATATACCTACTTTTGTAAGGCAGGCAGAGAAGCGTATTTATAATTCGGTTCAGCTTGCGTACCTACGTAAGAGTTTGCGTGGTACGTTAACTGCCAATAATAAGTATCTGTCCACTCCATCGGACTTTCTCTCTACTTATTCTTTAGCTATATACCCAACACAGACTACTACCGCTACCGGCTCTTCCGCAGCTTTTACTATTACGGTGGGCAGCAATTCTGGTATTGCGGTTGGGTATTCTGTGTCAGGTACTGGGATTGGTCAGAATGCTAAAGTTACTGTAATCAATGGCACGACTATTACGTTGTCCGTTGCGAACAGTGCGGCAGTATCAGGATCAGTGACTTTCCAGGGGGACTATATTTACTTGTTAGACAAGGACGTAAACTTTTTACGTGCTGCGTATAGCGATCCTAACTATGTTGGGACACCTTCTTATTACGCTTTGTTTGGTCCAACAACCTCAAGCGGCACGTTGACCAATGAACTTAGCTACATTTTAGCTCCTGCCCCTGATCAGGCTTATGGCGTAGAAATCCATTATTACTACTATCCGGCATCAATTGTGGCTGGTGTTATCACTGCTCTTAGCTCAGTTACTCCAGGAGCAGGATATACAGATGGCGTTTACTACAACGTTCCGTTATCTGGTGGTGCCGGTACAGGCGCTACAGCTACTATTATTGTAGTTGGTAGTGAAGTCGTTACTTGTACAATTGAGAATCCAGGATCACTGTATTTAGTAAATGATGCATTGACTGCTGACCAAGCATATATTGGTGGCGGTACTTTGTTCTCCGTAGTTGTCACGGCTATTAATAACTCCACCGGCACATCGTGGCTTGGAGATAGTTACGATGCCGCTCTTCTTTATGGATCATTGGTTGAAGCCTATGGTTATATGAAGGGTGAGCAAGATATAATGCAGTATTACGAGCTTAAATACGAAGAAGCACTTAAACAATTGCGTCGTCTGGGTGATGGTCTGGAGCGTGGTGATGCTTACCGTGATGGGCAAGTTAAATTACCGGTGACTACATAATGCCATTACAACAAGGTCAAACTTTAAGTTTTAGAAGCGAAATAATCCAAGGAGTTCAAGACCTCTCCACGGATGTTTTGTATATGGCTTTGTACACCGGTAATGCTACGCTTGGTCCGACAACTGCCATATATTCTACGGATAACGAGGTTGTTGGTACTGGATATACTGCGGGTGGAAACATTGTGACCGGTGTATCTATTTCGACTGACGTTAACAGCAACATTGTTTACGTTAATTTTGATAATGTGTCTTGGCCTGGAGCAAGTTTTACCGCTCGTGGAGCTTTGATATACAACAGCAGCAAAAGCAATAAGTCTATAGCCGTATTAGATTTTGGCTCAGACAAGACTTTTACAAGCACAAACAACATTGTCACGATGCCTGTTAATTCAGCAACGACAGCGTTATTACGATTTTATTAAGGGGTTAATATGCCTAACGCAATAGCTAACTTTGGTGAATCAGTTAATGCCGGTATTGGCAAATCTGGTCAAAACGATGACTTAGTTCATCTTGGTGGCGTGTTTAAACTTACATGTTATGACGTTGATGGCAATTTGAAATGGGAAGATGAGTACCATAATTTAGTTGTCAGCCAAGGTCTAGCCGATTTAAACGCTAAGTATTTTAAAGGTAGCAGCTATAACGCAGCTTGGTATCTTGGTTTAATTACCTATCCAGGCAGTACCGTTACATTTGCGGCTGCCGATACTCTTGCGTCCAATAGCTGGACTGAGTTTACTAGCTATACCGGCGGAACCACAAGCTCAGACCGTGTTACAGTTTCTTTTGGTACCGCTACTACTGCAACCCCATCTGTTATTGCTAATACAACAGCAACTGGCGGTTCCCCTGCTGTATATACAATTAATGCATCAGGCAGTATTGCAGGCGCATTTTTAACTACCGTACAAGCAAAAAGCACAACTGGTGGCGTTTTATTCTCTGAGGGCAACTTTACTGGTGGCTTTAAAGGCGTTGCCTCTGGCGATACAGTTAATGTTACCTATACATTTACTGCAAATGTTTAATGGAGTCATAAATGGCTAAGTTTAAAAAAGGCGATGTTGTAAAAGTTAAGGCTACTGTTCCAGAAGGCCCAGTAGATGGATTCCGCATGGATGAAGAAGGCAATGTCCTTTATTTGTTCTCATGGACTGATGGTGAAGGTAATAATCAAACTCGCTGGTTCGATGAAGCAGAGTTAGAACTTGCTTAAAAGGTAGGGAGCTATGTTTGGTGTAGCTTCCTTTGCTGAACTCACTTTTGCTGGGCAGCCATCAACTGGTGGCGCTAACTTCTTTTATGTCAATATAGCCGAGGCAATCACTGCCTCAGCTAATTTTTCTGCTACCGCTTATTTCTACAGCGACATAACCGATACCATCCATGCTACGGATAGTGTTAATTTAACAGCGGCATTTTTTACAGCTATAGATGAAGCCATAACCGCATCTGACTTGGTTGTGGCTCAGGTCGCTTTCTTTTCTGCGGTAAGCGAGACAATAACTGTAGTTGATGCATCAGTCGCAACAGTTAACTTCTTATCGTCTTTAGCAGAATCTTTTACTGCGTCCGACTCTGTTTCTGCCCAAGCCTTATATGTTGGGAATATTACGGAATCGACAACCTCAACAGCGGCAACAGATGCGGAATTTTTGCTTATTGGGGCATGTAACGAAGCTGTTTATTTGTCAGACAATTCTGTAATTTCAACAGCATTTATTTCAAACCAAGACGAAACTGTACATTTATCTGATTCTATTGGCAGTGGATTTAGCCTATATTACTCTTTAAGTGAGTTAATCCAAGTATCTGACAGCCAAATTGCAAACGTTGACTTTTTAACTGCCCTATCAGAGTCAATTATTGGGTTAGATGATCAGATTATTTCTAGCGCATTCCCAGTAAATGCAGACGAGACAATCAATGTATCTGATAGCACTGATAGCCAACGTTTTGTGAACAACCTTATTTCAGAAGCAATAACTGTAAGCGACTTAATAGCAGCTCAAAGGTTTACTTTTGGTCTAATTGCTGAGGCAATAGCGGTAATAGATAGTGAATCTGCCGTTGGAATATTTAGGCCTGATATTGCAGAAAGCGCAATTTTAAGTGATTATTTTGCATTTGCTTATCTATGGAACCCTATACCAGATTCTGCAAATGGTAATTTCCAAGAGTTTACAACGTCATCAACGCCCAATTATCAAACCATAGATACAGCTTCTGTGCCAAATTATGAAACAATAAATAGCGGAACTACGCCAAATTATCAGATAGAAGACAATGAAACACAGCCAAACTATACTGATATAAATACTATATAAGGAATTATTATGGCTTTCGTAATTGCTGACAGAGTAAAAACTACTGCTACCGCTAATCCAGGAACTAGCTCCTCTGTAACGCTGAACGCTAGTCCATCTACTGGATACGTGGCTTTTTCTACGATTGGTAATGGAAGCGTTACTTACTACACAATTTCTACCCAAAATGCGAATGATTGGGAAGTTGGTATAGGCACCTATTCATCAACTGGTCCGACTTTAACTCGTGATACGGTTCTTTCTAATAGCTTAGGAACGACTGCCAGAATTGACTTTAATACAGGCACTCAAGATGTATTTATAACCTATCCTGCCGAAAGGGCTGTCTATCAGGATAATGGCAATGCGATTATTCCAGGACAATCTGGGGCAGTATATTTAACTGCTCAGACCATAACTTCAGACACAACAATCCCAAGTGGATACAACGGGATAGTGGCAGGTTCTTTGCAAGTGGCTAATGGAACAACGCTTACTGTTGCTAATGGCTCAATAGCTGTAATAGTGGCATAAGGGGTAAAAATGAGTACAGTCATTAAAGCAGGCAATAGCACAACAGCGGGATCATTTGCTCCTGATAGCACTGGCATTCTTGAGTTTAAAACAGGAACTGGAGCAGGTTCTACTGCGATGACTATTGATGCATCGCAAAACATTACAACCACAGGAAACCTTACTGTATCCGGTACGCTTAATGTTGCGGTTGTTTCTCCTATACAACCAATCACCGCATCTGTTGGGTCGAATGCTTTAACTGTTACATTAAATGCAACTACTTTAGCATTTCGTAGTTCTACTTTAGGTAGCGGCACTGTTAATACTAGAGCAATTACTTCCCCAATTTCTGTTGTTGTTTCTTCTGGCTCTACATTAGGAACAATTTCCGCACAGCAATCTCGCATTATTGTGGTTGCTATTGATAACTCTGGCACTGTTGAATTGGCTGTTGTTAACATGTCTGGTGGTAATAACCTTGATGAGACAACATTAATATCTACAACTGCGGAAGGCGGGGCTGGAGCAGCGGATAGTGCCAACGTATTTTATTCAACGACTGCCAGAACTTCTGTGCCTTTCCGTGTTGTTGGTTATGTTGAATCAACTCAAACAACAGCGGGTACATGGGCAACCGCACCATCAACTATTCAAGGTGCTGGTGGTAATGCGGTAACTGCTATGAGTTCTATTGGATATGGTCAAACTTGGCAGAGCGTATCAAGAACAACCGGAACTACTTATTACAATACAACAGGCAAGCCAATTACTTTTGCATTTATACCCACTGCCTCTTCGACATTAACTGTAACAATAAATGCATATACTACACCTTCTGTAACTGTCCCAATTGGCGCTTTTTTTTCATTCATAATACCAACAAATGCCTCGTATAGTATTAACAATGGCGGTTCCGGTCAGACTATAGAATTACGCTAAGGATTAAAAATGCCTCACTATAAAGACTTAAATAACAATTTACATTTCTTAGAAAGTTCTGAGTTTGAGAATTTATTGCCGCTAGGATGCGTACAAATTTCTGATGAAGAGGCATCTTCTTTTACCCCAACGCAATCTTATAAAGACCTTCGTGCCGCCGAATATCCAGACTTTCGTGATTACTTAGATGGTGTTGTTAAGGGTGATCAAACACAAATTGATGCGTACATTGCTGCTTGTTTAGCAGTAAAAGCAAAGTACCCAAAGGAGTAATAAATGACAGCAGCACTTAAAGGAAATAGTGATGGTTCTGCCGCTATACAAACTGGCGCTCAAGATGCTATTCAAATTACATCTTCGCAGAATGTAAGTTTAGTAAATAGCTTAATACCTCCTTTAAAGTTTAGCTCTGCTACTCTATTGGTTACTCCTGTTGCGGGCGCAATTGAATATGATGGCAGTACATATTTCAGCACCGATGATGTTACGGATGGTCGTGGGTATATCCCATCTGTACACTTTTTCAGATTAACTTCTGACGGTAGCACAATTAGTACAATTTCAAACTTCTTTGGCACTACTTCAGGTGTCTCGTTAGATGCAGGTATTTTCTATGAATTAGAAGCTGTTTTATATTTTACAAAGACAACAGCGGGTACAGCTACATTTACCATGACATTTAGTAATGCTCCTGCTAATAACAATGCTTATTATGTTGGAACACCAGTTGGTGGTGTAGGTACTGCGGGTACTGCACAAACAGCAGCTTTAGTTAAATCGACATCAACTTCTGGAGCTTTGCCTGCAACAGGTTCTTTAACTACAGCAGTTAACCATCAATACGCAATTAACTCAGTTTTCCAAGCTAATGCAACAACAGGCGGGACTATTAACTTACAGATTACAGCGAGTGCAGGCACTGTTACCCCATTAACTGGCAGTTATTATAAATTGACCCGTTTGCCTGCTTCCAATACAGGAACTTTTGCCTAAGGAATAGTTATGACCATTACATTAAATGGCACCATTGGCATTACTGGTATGCCTGCAATCATAGAAACTGCGACCATTTCTGCTACTGCTGCTACGGGTACTATTAACTATGATGTGCTTTCTCAGACAGTTTTGTACTACACAACCAATGCATCCGCTAACTGGACGGTTAATATTCGAGGAAATAGTGGTAGCTCGTTAAATTCTACGCTTCTTACCAATCAATCATTGTCTGTTGTATTTATGGTTACGCAGGGTTCTACCGCATATTACAACAACGTTGTTCAAATTGATGGCACTACAGTTACTCCAAAATGGCAAGGTGGTATTGCCCCAACATTTGGTAATACAAGTGGTGTGGATGTCTATAACTACACAATTATTAAAACAGCAAGCGCAACATATACCGTGTTTGCTTCACAAAGTCGTTATGCGTAAGGATTAACATGCCTGTATTAGCGACAATTGGAACCGATGCATTAAAGGCATATGACTATGCAGCAGACTACAATAGAGACCAATATTTTAGTTCTGTTGGTGGGCTTATTGTTGGCGAAGGTGCTAATGGCAACAATAACAAAACGTTCTTAGACTCTACTGGTTTAAACACCGTAACTAATACGGGAACGTTTATTCAACAAGGAACGTATTCTCCTTTTACAAAATACACTTATGCACCGTATAACCCATTAAGAAGGGGTGGCAGCGCTTTATTTACTGGTACTGCATCTAACTATTTATCTGTTGCGGATAGCGCATCACTTGAGGTTGGCAATAGCAATTTCTGTTTAGAGTTTTTCATAAGCCCATCATCAGTTGCGGCTGGTGTTAGTACGTTAGTGGCAAAAAGAGCTACTGCGGCAGGCTTTGGACCATTTGTAATAGTTAGAAGCACGACAAGTATTCTTGTATATATGAGCAGCAATGGCACATCTTATGATGTTGCAAACGGTGTAAACATAGGGACTGTGGCAGCGGACACTTGGTACCACATTGCCTTATATAGAGTTGGGACTGCTATATATGGCTCTGTTGGCGGCACGGTTGTGACTGTTAATGGAAGCACATCTGCAACCCTTACCAATAATACATCCGCAATATATATAGGTGCAGATTCAGCATCCCAAACCTACAATGGATACATGTCATCATTGCGTTTGGTTATTGGCTCCTCTGTATACACAAGCTCAAACTTTACCCCTCCTGCATTGCCATTAACTGCGATAACAAACACGCAGCTATTGATTAATTTCACAAATTCGTTTGTTTATGATGCAGCGCAAAATACTGATTTAGTTACGATAGGAACTGCTGGATTAAGTACGTCATTAACTAAATGGGGTGGAGCATCTATAAGTCTTCCAACGGGAGCGGGTAATTATATACAATCTGTTTATGCTCCCAATTTGGCTATGGGTTCAGGCGATTTTACAATTGATTTTTGGGTTTACCAGGCATCTTCTGCGACTTCTTATGTTATTGAGATATATAGCAATAACTCAGGTAGATTAACAATTCGAGTAAATGCCGATAGAACAATTGGTGTTTATACAAATAACCTTAACACAGTAGTGACAACAACTGCTGCGTATAAAATCACTTATGGAGTTTGGTCTCATATAGCTGTTATGAGAACAATTTCAAATACTGATATTGGTGTTTATATAGATGGGGTACGTGGGAATGGCGCAACTACTAACTCCACTACTTTTTCTAGTTCAGGTGGACTTGCTTTAGGTGGGCTATATACAACCGCACAAACTGGTGGATCAGGCGGTATTAATATTGAAGACCTTAGACTTACCCCAGGTGTAATAAGATTTACAGCAAGCACAACGCTAGGCGCTCAAGCGTTTATACCGCCTAACGGCCCGGCACCACTTGTATAGAGAGTTTAAACATGTCGACTAAAACAGGCGAATATTAATAGGAGATTTAAATGCAATACGCTTTAATTTCACCCGATGAAAAAGTTACTAATATTGATGGCAGCACAGGTTATCGTGTATGTGATGCAGCATTTACAAAGTTTGATGTTGCGCCTCCTTTGTTTTGGTTTGAGTGCGAAACAATCATGGTTCCAGACAGATATTACTATGATCCTGTTCGCTTAGAAATAAAAGAAAAACCAGCTAATCCAATACCTAAACAAACTATAGCAGCGCCTGCTGATTCTCAACCAGTAACATCAGGAACGCAGAGTTTTTAATGGTTATTATATTTCCTAAGCGCATGATTACTTATGATGGCGCACAGATAGATGTGTTTCATGCCAACAAAGGAGAAGGACTTCCACGGCATGAGCATCTTTATAGCCACTTAATAATGTGTCATGCGGGTTCATGTGTTGTTAGAAAACAAGGCAAACAATTAATTATTAATAAAGATTCAGAGCCAGTTAATTTGCTTGCTGATGGGTGGCATGAAATAGAAGCGCTAGAAGACAATACTGTTTTTTGCAATATTTTTTCTTTGGATAAGAGATGACTACTATATACAAAGTTTTTAATGCCGCAGATGGCACATATATTGAAGCCGCTACTAAAGAACAATGCGTTAAGGTTCTTGGGTTTGTTGCTTATAAATTTTATTTATCCCATACGCATAATATACCTTATGTTTTGATTACAAAAAATGAAGATGGTAGTGAAACATGGAAAGCTCCTGATGGTACTGAACTTATTTCTCCATACGATGCAAACGTAATTCCTTTAGAAATTGCTTCATTGGTAGATAGAGCTTAATCATGGCATTAAATGCGACAGGTCCTATTAGTATTGGCGGAACTACCGTCGGACAGTCTATTAACTTAGAGCTGAACCTATCTGCTACGGATAACTCTAGTATTGGGCAAACTAATTTCCGTACACTCGCAAATATATCATCAGGCACTATTAGCTTAGACGACTTTCATGGTAAGTCTAATATTATTGTTATCCCGCCAATAGATGCCAACACAAACCAATACATCTTATATTCAGCAAATGTACCTGGATACGTACCTGGCAGTGCAAAAATTGAGTTATCTATAGATAGTGGGGTTTATTTATACTCAACTAATACGCTGAACCCGGCTCTTACATTTTTTGGGTTTGAGCCTGGAGATGTAATAACAGTAAAAAATAGTGGGTACATAATTGGCTGTGGCGGAAATGGAGGGGGCGTTTCGGCGCTAAGCCCAGCGCCTTCCGTTACTACTTACCCTGCTACCGCTGGAGGGTCAGCTATATCTACTACGTGTGATGTCGTGCTTGAAAATAACGGGTATATAGCTGGTGGTGGAGGCGGCGGCGCTATAAATAATAAAGCAGGTTCGGGAGGCGGTGCAGGGGGAGGTGGCGCAGGGGGAGGTTTGGGTGGCTCTTCTTTTTCAGGACCACCTAATATTTTGCAACCAGGTGGAACTGGTGGCGCTCCTGGCGCAGTAGGTGGAGACGGACAAAGAGCTGCATATGGAACTCCTGGAGGAGCAGTGCTTTGGTGTGGTGGCGGTGGCGGCGGGCGTATACTTCCCGGCGTAGGTGGTGCAGGGGGCCAACAAGCTAACACTGGTAACGATAACGGAAAAGGCGGTGGCGCTGGTGGGGGTGGAGGAGGTGCTGCAGAAGCTCCGCCAGGTGGTGGGTATACGTATATGAATTTAGGTGGGGCAGGTGGCAGCGCAGGTGCGGCAGGTAATGATGGAGCATACTCTTTCCCTGGAAATTTTGGTGTAACTGGCGGTGGCGGCGGAGGTGGTTGGGGGGCTTCTGGAGGTATGGCATTAAATTATAACCACCCCACAACTCCTGGCGCTGCCGGTGGAAAAGCAGTTGCCTTAAATGGGTATACAGCAACAATAACAGGTTCAGGTGTAATTTACGGAGCGGTAAGTTAATGGCACTAAATTCTACAGGTCCTATTAGTATCGGCGGAACTATCGTCGGGGAATCTATTAACCTTGAGCTTAAATTATCTGCTACAGCAAACTCTAGCATAGGTCAAACCAATTTTCGTACATTGGCTAAAGTCCCAACAGGAACAATTAGTCTTGATGATTTTCATGGGAAAAGCGATGTTATTGTTTTGCCAGCTATTGAGGCAACCACAAATAACGTAGTAATTATTGCTGACGATATACCTGGATACATAGCAGGAGATACAAAAATTGAATTAACTGTTGAATACAATGTTTACGTATATTCAACAACATCTGATGACGGAGGGCTTACTTTTGATGGGTTTACCACAGGCGATGAAATAAAAATAATCAACAATGGCTACATACAAGGCAAAGGCGGTAGCGGTGGTAATAGTACATATAATGCTATAAACAATGGACAGCCTGGCGGTAATGCAATAGACATTATAAATAGCATTGGGGCTTCATTTGTTATTGAAAACTATGGGACTCTTTTGGGTGGTGGAGGCGGCGGAGGTGGCTCTGGTTTATCAGGAGGGGGCGGCGGGGCAGGAGGTGGAAATGGTGGGTTCGCTCAAGACGCTTATGACATAACTCCTGGCGGAGCTGGCGGTGGCGCTGGAATGCCGGGACAAGATGGGGCAGTACCAAATCATTATGGAGGTGGTGGTAGCGGAGGTGGGGGAGGTGGCGCTTGGGGGTATGGAGGAGCCGCAGTTTATGTTTATCAGGAAGGTCATTTTGAGCTTTCAAAATGGGCTGGGAAAGGCGGTCTTTCTGGCGGTAGCGGTGGCGCTAATATGTTTGTTGCCTGCGGAAATTCTGGTTATGGATACACTGGCGCTGGTGGTAGCTATAACAATCCAGGTGGTAATGGTTACATGATCGTACATTTAGCCTCTAATCTTATGTGTTGTGCAGGCGGTGGCGGTGGGTGGGGCGCTTCAGGAGGTTCGGGCGGAGGCACAACACAACCAAGCGTATATCACCCAGGTGGGCCAGGCGGCAAAGCAGTAAGTTTAAACGGCGCAAGTATTACTGTATTTAATTCAGGGGTAGTTGCGGGCGCTATAAGTTAAGAAAGATAAATCATGGATACATTTGATCTTCTAGTAAAAGGCTGGCCTATTATATTGGCGCTAGTAACTCTTATTATTGTGCTATCTAAATTAGATTTGCGAGTTGCTGTGCTTGAAGAAAAGATTAAAACTTTGTTTGATTTGTTAAATAAAAGGGATAAATAATGCTGCCATTACTTGTACCTATTCTGACTCAACTTGCTGGCGCAGGAATGCAAAAAGTTGTTGACGCAGTATTAGATAAAGGAGTTGCCACAGTAGAAGAAAAGTTAGGCGTTACTTTGACACCAGATGCTGATGGGAAGTTTTCTGATGAAAAACTAGCCTCCCTCAAAGAAGCGGCTATGAAACATGAAGAGTTCATGTTTGAGCAGGAAGTCAAAGACCGTAGCAGCGCCCGTCAAAGAGAAGTAGATATTGCCTCCAACGAGAATGTCCCCCTAATAAACAAAGTAATTACCCCGGCATTAGCCATATTTGTGGTTCTTGCATCGTTTATTTTGTTTGCTATTTTAATATTTGTGGATGTGCGTCCTGAAGCCAAAGACATCCTGATCTATATATTGGGCGTGTTATCTGCGGCAGTGACTCAAATTCTTTCTTATTATTTCGGCTCATCCCAAGGAAGCAAAGATAAGTCGGATTTATTGGCGCTAAAGAAATGAACTTATCCACTAATTTTACTTTAGAGGAAATGACTGCAAGCGAGGCAGCAGTCCGTCATGGAATTGACAATACTCCTCCCAATGATGTGCTAATGAACCTACGTAGATTGGCATTATTTTTAGAGGAAGTGCGAAAAGCTATTGGAATGCCATTGCACATAAATTCTGCCTATCGCTCCCCTCTTGCAAATGAGGCAGTGGGAGGAAAAAAAACCTCACAACATTGTCGTGGGGCGGCAGCAGATATAAAAGTAAAAGGAATGACACCTGACCAAGTTGTCAAAGCAATAATCAAAGCAGGTTTAAACTACGACCAAGTTATTCGGGAGTTCGACAGTTGGACGCATGTTAGTATTTCTAACACAAAAGACGAAAAACCGAGGAAAATGGCGTTAATTATTGATAAAAATGGGACAAGACCATTCCCAATCGTTAAGGACTAATCATGCCAAGTACATATTCCCCCGATCTACGTATTGAGCTTATTGCTACAGGTGAAAAATCTGGTACGTGGGGTACCATTACTAATACTAACCTTAGTAATGTTCTTGAAGCAGCTATTGCTGGATTGGCTGATGTAATAATAACAAACACAGACCAAGCTCTTACTGTTGTTGACGGAAACACGGACCAATCAAGATGCGCTGCAATCAAATTATCAACGGTATTAACAAATAACTTTAACGTTTATGTGCCTCCAGTTACTAAACTTTATGTTATTCAAAATACCAGCACAACTTATTCAGCAACAATTAAATGTAGTATTACAGCAGGTAGTACAACACCGGCTCCGGGCGGCGTTGGCGTAACTATTCCTCCTGCTAAATCAGTATTGGTGCGAACTGATGGTACTAACGTTATTGAGCAACTTAACTATGTTGCAGGTAATTTAAACGTTGGCGGTAACTTAACGGTTGATGGAAACATTGCTAGTAGCAGTGGCGCAATTCCTGTTTCAAACGGTGGTACTGGTGTAGCTACAATATCTGGAGTTGTTTTTGGCAATGGCACTTCTCCTTTTACAGCAGCTACAGGTACAGAAATATCAACAGCAATCGGCACTACTCCAGTACAAAAAGCAAACGCAATATCAAACTCTGGTGGTTGGAATATAACTCCCAGCGGCACAACGCTTTATTTTAATTACAACGGAACCAACGTAGGTAAACTTGATTCTTCTGGTAATTTTACTGTTCTTGGAAACGTAACCGCATTTGCTGCATCGATTTAAGGGGCAATAAATGCCACTACAAAAATTACAGTTCCGTCCTGGGGTTAACAGAGAAGGCACCTCATTATCTAATGAAGGCGGTTGGTATGATGGCGACAAAATTCGTTTCCGTTCAGGGTACCCGGAAAAAATTGGCGGCTGGGCTGCGTTATCGTTTAATACATTTTTAGGTGTATGTCGTTCGCTTTGGAATTGGATTACTCTTACAAGTTATAACTTAGTTGGAGTTGGTACCAATTTAAAGTTTTACATAGAAAATGGCGGCGCTTATTATGACATTACGCCCATTCGAGCAACCACTGTTGACACAACAACATTTGCAGCGGGTTATTCAACATTGGATGATGATATAACCAATTCTGATACAACAATTGTTTTGGTTGATGCCACAAACTTTGTTGCAAATGATGGGCATATATTAATTGGCACAGAAGAAATAACTTATCTTTCTAAATCTGGCAATCAATTATTAAATTGTACTCGTGGCGCTAATGGCACAACACCAGCTTCTCATCTGGCTGGAGATGGTGTTGGCTCGTCAATGCTAACCATAACAGATAGCACAGCATCAAACATTCAAGTAAATGACTTTATAACTTTTTACGGTGCTACTTCATTAAGCGTAGCAAGTAATCAGTCCTATACGGTTAATCCAACTACTGATGTATTTACTGTTTCATCTGCATTGCCAAATGGCACAACAATTCAAGTTACTACTACCGGTACAGTTCCTGCCGGTATGGCTGTAGACACAACATACTACGTCATTAATTCTTCTTCCTTAACGTTTAAACTAGCTTTAACTGCTGGTGGAGCAGCAATTGATGTAACTGATGCAGGAACAGGGACTCAGTCTCTTGTAGTAACTAGCGGCATGACTGCTGCGGTTCTTAATCAGGAGTATCAAATTGTTACTGCTTTAACAGGCGGCACAGGATACATCATAGAAGCTCGTGCTGCGGTAACCAATCCTGTTGTAAATGTTGCTACTACTAATGGTGGCGCTACAGTATTTGCCACATCTTTAGATGTAGGTAATGGTGGCGGCGGAGTTGATACTGCGTACCAAATTAGCACGGGACTTTCTTTATATACTGTGGGTACTGGTTGGGGTACGGGGCCTTGGGGTCGTGATGCTTGGGGTTCAGGCTATACCACTGGTATTGGCTTGCAGTTACGTTTATGGAACCAAATTAACTTTGGTGAGTATTTGCTATTTTCGCCTCGTGGTGGCGCTCTTTATTTATGGCAGCCAGGTCCAGGTGCTACACCAGCTTTTACCTCAAGAGGTGAATTGGTATCTGGGAAAGATGTCCCTTCACAGATTAATAACTTAACGGTATCTGACGCATCTCGTATTGTTATTGCGTTTGGATGTAATGACATAGGTATTTATAACTCTACTCCCCTTGAGCCTATGCTTGTCCGTTGGACGGCACAAGAAAGTTATACAGATTGGACTCCTACCGCAGTTAACCAAGCAGGTAGCTTCCGCTTGTCGCATGGATCAATCATTATTGGGACACTGCAAACTCGTCAAGAAATTCTAATTTGGACTGACGCTGCTATTTACTCTATGCAGTATGTTGGACCCCCATATGTATGGGGCTTTACATTGTTATCAGATAATATTTCTGTTGTTTCTCAGAACGCAATGATCACCGCAGGCGGTGTTACGTATTGGATGGGTACAGACAAATTCTATACTTACTCAGGTCGTGTGGAAACATTGCCATGCTCAGTGCGTCAATACATCTTTGATGACATTAACCGAGACCAATACGCTCAGTATTTTGCATGTACAAACGAGGGTTATTCTGAAGTATGGTGGTTCTATTGTTCTACCAACTCAGATGAAATTGATAAATACGTAATTTACAACTACCTTGATAAAGTTTGGTATTACGGTACGTTGTCACGTACAGCTTGGTTGGATAGTCCATTGCGACCATATCCTATGGCGGCGACCCCAAGCCATCGTCTTGTTTTCCATGAGTTTGGCAATGACAATGCAGAGACAGATCAGCCAACACCAATAACTTCTTACATAGAATCCTCTGACTTTGATATTGGCGATGGTCAAAACTATGCATTTGTATGGAGAATGTTGCCAGATATTGGTTTTGATGGCTCTACAACACCATTGCCAAATAAACCATCTGTGACATTAACAATGCGTCCTAAGCAAAACCCCGGCGCTCCATTTGGTCCCGCTCCATCTCCTACTGTTCAGGCGGCTAATCTATACAACGTACAACATACGTACAACGTCCAAGAATTTACGCAGATCGTTTACACGAGGATACGAGGCCGTGAAATGGCATTCAGAATTGAATCAACAGGTATAGGTACCGCATGGCAGCTTGGTGTTCCAAGTATGGATATTAGACAAGACGGTAGGAGATAGCATGGCATTTTTAAATACAAAGAACCCATCTCTTCCTATTGCTCCTGTTGTTTATGACCGTCATTATCAAGACGCTCTTAATAATATATTACGTCAATATTTCATTACTTTGGACACATTAAATGCAAACCAAACAGAGCTTGTTGCGTCGCAGCAATCTTTGATGTGGATGGGTAATAGCGGAGGGTTTTTCAGTGGCTAATTTTCAAACAGTAACTCCGGTACATCTTGGTCAGGGCGCAATAACAACTAGCTACACTACGTTGTATACAACACCATTAAGCACTAGAACATATCTTAAAGATATAGACATTGTTAATACAACCGCATCTATTATTCATATTTATTTAAGTTTAGTTCCTGTTAGCGGCACTGCTAGTACGTCAAATGCTCTTTTGTATTACAACGCATTACCTGCTTATACGACTTTACAATGGACGGGTTCTCAGATATTAGACGGAGGCACAACCATACAAGTTAAGGCTTCTGCTACAGGATGCACAATCATTGCTAGTGGCGGCGAAGCGGTATGACGATCAGTTTCTTTCCTCCGTCAACTGCATCTAATGCGTTACTTCAGTTTCCTAATGGCGCATTCCATCAAAATGGGACTACAACACTAACCGCAAATATGACCAATGTATCCACAACCGACATACAGGTTGTGTCTACAACTGGGTTTTTATCTGCGGGTGGTTTGCTGATAGGTACGGAATTAATTAAGTACACAAGCAAAACCTCCACAACATTTAGCGGCATTACTCGTGGTGTTTATGGGTCTACTAAATCTGCACACAGTATTGGAGATGCAGTTTCCGAAGCTCAAGCAGTTCCTTCTGCAACAACAGAATTAGCTATATCAATGACAACAACAGATACAGCTAACCAAGTATCTATTGATCCCACTGATAGCACTAAAGTTCTTTTTGCCATTTCTGGTTATTACAACGTTCAATTTAGTGCGCAACTTTTAAGTTTTGATGGCACGATTGATAACGTAACCTTTTGGTTTAAACAGAATGGCACGAACGTAGGCAACTCCGCAGGTATTGTTTCTGTCCCAAGTATTCATGGTGGTGTGGCAGGGGCGGCTATTGTTTCTTGGAATATTGTGCTTCCTTTAGCAGCCGGAGACTATCTTCAACTCATGATGGCTTCAACCACTGGCAACACAGTAGCGGCTACTTATCCCCCCGTAACAAGCCCTACAAGACCCGCTTCACCATCAGTTATTTTAACGGCAACATTTGTATCTGGCCTCTATGTATAGCTATGATAGTGGCAAATAGAATGTTAAACTTTGACAAATTTTTTGTAATGAGGTAGAGAAATGTCCCTCCATAAAATAGCCAAACACCTTGAGGCAGCAGGACGTAATAACGACTCCATGCTTGTCCATATGTCCCCACGTGAGGTTAGTGGCTTACAAGCCCTTGCTAGAACGCATGGTGGGGATTTGAGTATCAACCCAAATACTGGCTTGGTTGAAGCCGGATTCCTTGATTCTATTCTGCCAATGTTAGCCGGTGCGGCTCTAACCGCTACAGGTATTGGCGCTCCACTGGCAGCAGGTATCGTTGGCGCAGGTACAGGTTTAGCTTCTGGTAGCGTAGAAAAAGGTTTGATGGCAGGCTTGGGTGCGTATGGCGGTGCAAATATTGGCACAAGCCTAGCTGAGGCAGGCGGTTCAGCAGCAGCCCCTGAAACCGTTGTTGGTGCTACTCCTACCCCTGCTCCTACAGTGAGCGCAGGTAGCCCTATAGTAGACAATGCATTAAATCCATCGGCAAATAATATGCTTGGCACTGGATTTACAAACAGCGTCCCTCCTAATGCAATGACACCATCATTTAGCACAAACAACATTCTTTCTGATGCCGCTCAAGCACAAGGTCCATTGTCAACCGGCACAACAGCTATTCCTCAGACAGCCGCAAATACCTTTAGTGGCTCTTTAGATAAAATGGGTACAGGCTTTAGTGATGTCACTAGCAGCATGGACAAACTTGGTGACTTTGCTTCTCAAAACAAAGGCAGTTTATTGATGTCGGCTGCCCCAATGGCTTACAGCATGATGAATCCTAATTCATCTTTGTTTAGTAAAGACGAGCCTGCAAAAGGTCCTGAGAAGAAAAAAATTACTGACCGTCCTTATAAGTTTTCTACTGAGCAAGACCCAAATGCATATTTAGCTACTGATTCTAGTGAGCAAAATTATTTTGTTGAGCCTCGCTTTACTGCGCTTCCTACGACTGAACGTTTCGCAAAAGAAGGCGGCTTGATGGGCTACGCTTTAGGTGGCTCGATTCCAGACTCTCCTAGCTCAAGTATTTTTGGTGGCAATTCGATGTATCCACAGTCTCAAACACCGACACCAATTTATTCAAACCCAATGTTGCAGCGCACATCACCAACCGAAGTTACTGACAATAACTATGCAAGAGGTGGGATGACAGGCGGTTTAAGAGCTTTTGCTGATGGCGGTTTTACAGGATCAGGCGCAATTGATTTGCATGTTCCTATTAACTTAGGTGGCAACGCTAATTATTCTGCAATTGGCACCCCAGATCAATCAGGCGGTCAAGGTGTAAACGGAACTCCATATGCGCAGGCAGCAGGAAACAATACCGCAGCCGCAGTTAATACATTCCAAAACTTTGAAGACCAACAGCAACAAGGAACGCAGCAATACGCTTCTGGTGGTTACGCAGGTTATAACTTAGGTGGTTATTCTGATGGTGGTCGTTTATTGAGAGGACCTGGTGATGGCGTA